GAGACTGATATGGAGCACACTTGGCCTGTAGGGACACCAGTCGAGGACGAAAGGATTCTGGATGTCTTTAAAGAGGACTGTGAGGCCGCCTACAGCGACGCCTGTGCTATCTTTATGAATCTTGATAGTCAACCTATGGATGTCCAAAGGGTCTGCGTTAATATGGCGTTTAATCTAGGGCGTAACCGTCTATCTAAGTTCAAGAACATGATTCGTTACGTCAACGAAGGTAACTACCTGATGGCCGCTAATGAGATGATTAACTCTAAATGGTACGGTCAGGTAGGTCGTCGTAGTAAAGAGTTGGTTGATATTATGAAGGACGTTAATGTCGACTGAACTTAACGTCGAGTTACTTCCTTGGCAACAAGAGGTCTTTAGCGACCCTACACGATTCAAGATTGTTGCGGCAGGTCGTCGTACTGGTAAGTCCAGACTAGCGGCTTGGTTGCTTATTATTAATGCACTGCAAACAGAACGTGGTCATGTCTACTATGTTGCCCCCACCCAAGGGCAAGCTAGGGACATCATGTGGACAACTCTGCTAGAGTTAGCCAATCCTGTGATTAAAAGTTCTCACATTAACAACCTTCAGATTACTTTAATCAATGGTTGTACAATCTCATTGAAGGGTGCTGACAGACCAGAAACCATGCGTGGTGTCAGCCTCAAGTTCCTAGTTATGGATGAGTATGCTGACATGAAACCGTCAGTATGGGAACAAATCTTACGTCCTGCCCTAGCTGACCAAAAGGGCGATGCAATGTTTATTGGCACACCAATGGGAAGGAACCACTTCTATGAATTGTATCGCTACGCTGAGCTTGAAGATGATGACAGCTATAAGGCTTGGCATTTCACATCTTATGATAACCCACTACTCGACCCAAACGAAATTGATACAGCTAAGAAGTCCATGTCGTCCTACGCATTCCGACAGGAGTTCCTTGCATCGTTTGAAGCAATGGGTAGTGAAATCTTTAAAGAAGATTGGCTACAGTTCTCTGATGATGAGCCTGACGACGGGGATTATTATATTGCAGTCGACCTTGCGGGTTTTGCTAATGTTGAATCTGCGACTAAATCCAAAAACACCCGACTCGACCAAACAGCAATAGCAGTCGTTAAAGCAGGGCCGGAGGGTTGGTGGATAGCAGACATTATACATGGCAGATGGGACATCAAAAAGACCGCCAAGAAAATATTCGACGCTGTAGAACACTATCGTCCTGTAGCGGTTGGTATAGAAAAAGGAGCCCTAAAGAATGCGGTACTGCCTTACCTTACCGATTTAATGAAGTCAGGGCAACGGTTCTTCAGAGTGGAGGAACTAACACACGGGAACAAAAAGAAAACTGATCGTATTGTCTGGGCTCTTCAAGGACGCTTTGAGCACGGTCAGATTACACTGAACAAAGGCGAATGGAACACGGAGTTTATGGACGAACTGTTTCAATTCCCTAATGCGCTAGTGCATGACGATTTAGTCGATGCTCTAGCCTACATTGACCAACTAGCTAAAGTAGCGTACTACTACGACTACGAAGAAGACGACTACGAAATCCTAGATGCAACCGCAGGATATTAAAATGCAAGACGACTACAAAGGACTATACGAGACTGACACTGCCGGGTGGATCATGGCAAAATGTGACCAATGGCGTGACCACTACGAATCCAACTACGCCGAAAACTTTGAAGAATACTATCGTTTATGGCGTGGTATCTGGGATCCATCAGACTCCTTACGCAACTCAGAGCGTTCACGAATTATTTCTCCTGCACTCCAACAAGCGGTTGAGAGCAGTGTTGCTGAAGTTGAAGAGGCTACGTTTGGCCGTGGTAAGTTTTTTGACATCCGTGATGATTTACAAGATCAAAATAAAAACGATATTGCATTCTTACGCAGACAACTAGACGAAGACTTTAAAATCACTAAAGTCCGTAAGGCTGTCTCAGAAGCACTCATCAACTCTGCTGTATTCGGCACGGGTGTTGCTGAACTGGTCATTGAAGAAAAGAAAGAGATGGCTCCTGCTACCCGTCCTATTATGGAAGGTGCGATGGAAGCTGTTGGTGTTGAGATGCGTGACCGCTTTGTCGTTAAGATTAAGCCCATCCTCCCACAAAACTTCTTGATTGATCCTGTTGCAACAAACATTGAAGATGCACTGGGTGTTGCTGTAGATGAGTTTGTTCCTAGACACCAAGTAGAGATGTTGATTGAAGACGGAACCTACCGTGATGTCGTTCTTGAAAACACCTATCCTGATGTTGACCTTGAGCCAGATCAAGACCTCACCATCTACGATGACGACAAAGTACGTCTAACAAAATACTACGGACTAATCCCCACCTACTTGTTTGAAGCAGAAATGCAAAACGAACTAGACGAGGATGAAGAAGTTGCTGATTTGGTAGAAGACGATGAAGAAGAAACCAAAGGCTACACAGAAGTTGTGTGTGTTATTGCCAATGGTGGTCAGCTACTGAAGATTGAAGAAAACCCATACATGATGAAAGATCGTCCTGTCATTGCGTTCCCTTGGGATGTTGTACCGGGACGTTTCTGGGGTAGGGGCATTTGTGAAAAAGGCTACAACAGTCAGAAAGCTCTTGACACAGAACTACGTGCTCGTATTGATGCCTTGGCATTGACAGTGCATCCTATGCTTGCTGTAGACGCTTCTAGGCTTCCTCGTGGTGCTAAGATGGAGGTACGTCCGGGCAAAACAATTCTTACCAACGGCAACCCTGCTGAAATCCTACAGCCATTTAACTTTGGACAAGTCAATCAGATTACGTTTGCACAAGCAGGTGAGCTACAAAAGATGGTGCAAATGGCAACAGGTGCTATTGATGCCGCAGGTATCCCCGGCTCTATCAATGGTGAAGCTACTGCCGCAGGTGTTTCAATGTCGCTAGGAGCGATTATCAAGCGTCACAAGCGTACTTTGATTAACTTCCAAGACTCCTTCTTGATTCCAATGATTGAGAAGTGTGCGTGGCGTTATATGCAGTTTGCACCTGACTTGTATCCTGTACAAGACTTTAAGTTTATTCCTTCTAGCTCACTGGGTATTATTGCTCGTGAGTACGAAGTGACACAGCTTGTACAGCTATTGCAAACAATGGACAAGCAGTCACCAATGTATCCAATGTTGCTTGAGGCCATCATTGACCACATGAACATCTCTAATCGTGAAGAGTTGATTGGGACATTGCGTCAGGCATCACAGCCTAACCCACAAGCACAACAAATACAACAACAGCAAGCTCAAATGCAAATGGCACAGTTACAAGCACAGATTGATGCTTTTGCAGGACAAGCGGCTGAATCACGAGCACGGGCTGAGAAGTACAGTGCAGAAACACAATTAGCTGAATATGAAGCTATGACAGATCGCATCAAAGCTCTTTCTACTAACCTAGAACCGGGCATTGAAGATGATAAAGAATTTGAGCGTAGGGCTAAAACAGCCGAATTAGTGCTCAAAGAAATGCAAATGAGAGCATCACAAGGAGTGACAAATGCTAACACCAACCGAAATGCAGAAACTATTGGATCAAATCAACAACAGGTTCGACTTCCTGAACAAACGAATCGACCAACTGGAGGAGCAAATCTCCAAGCAATCCCCCAAGCCCAGAACCAAGGCTAATGAGAAAGTTGCAGAAAGTGCTTGACATTTTCTAAAAAGTATGGTACAATATATCTAAAGAACCATTAAGGATAATTCTTTTGGATCAAGAAACACAAAAGTATTACGAGACATATTTTGAATTGTTTGCTTCCGATGGTTGGAAACAGTTCATAGAAGAAACTAAAGAAATCCATGATGGATATAAAATTGAACACATCAAGGATGAAACAGATTTAAGTCGTATCAAAGGAGAAAGGGCTATGCTCTTCCGGGTATTACGATTTGAAACGGGCATTAAGTCTCACTACGATTTGATTATGGAAAAATTTGATGATTCGTAGGTACGACTTTAAATGCACCGAATGCAATCACATTGAAGAACAATGGGTGGATAGCAATGATGTTTTCACTACTTGTCTGGAATGTGGCAACACCGCACAGCGGATAATCTCTCCAATCTCTACGAAGTTCAACGGTTTCGGATGGCCCGATGCTGATGATAAGTGGGCAAGAGATCACGAGAGAGCCGCTAATAAATAACACTTCCATAATGCTACGGCACGGAGTATATGATAATGGCAACATTTATAGATCAGCGTGAAGACGAAGAACTAAACGAGGACGAAGAACTCGCAAACCTTGAGGAGACTCAACAAGAGCAACCTACTCAAGAAACACCAACAGACGACGAAGACGATGGTATTCCTGATAAGTATCAGGGCAAGGACATTAAAGATATTGTCCGAATGCACCAAGAAGCTGAAAAGCTCCTAGGTCGCCAAAGTAGTGAAGTTGGAGAGCTTAGACGAATCGTTGATGACTTTGTCAAAACACAACTGGCAGAAAAAGAACAAGCCCACGCTAGTACGGCACAAGAGATAGACTTCTTTGAAGACCCTCAGAAAGCTGTAGAATATGCAATTAACAATCATCCAAAGCTAAAAGAGGCTGAAGCTGTAACAGCACAGTTAAAACAGTCTGAAGCTATGGCACGATTGAAGTCGCAACATCCAGACTTTGAAAACATTATCCAAGACCAGAAGTTTATGGATTGGGTAGGGAAGTCTAAGGTGCGAACCAATTTATTGCAACAAGCAGATCAGCAGTATAATTACGATGCCGCAGACGAACTGTTTACATTGTGGAAAGAACGTCAGGAACTGATGAACACTACAGTAGAAACAGAGAAGAACGCTCGTAAGCAA